TAAAGAAGCAGATGAAGTCAATTACCACATGGATAGAATTGATAAAGCACTTGATAAAGTAGGGTGTAAAAAGAAGTATTTGGCTATGGGAAACCATGATGCTTGGTATAATCAATTTGTTGATGAGAATCCATATTTGGAACAATATAAGCCAGAGAATCTATTTAAGATAGAAGAAAGGGGTTATGAGTGGCATCCTTATGGAGAACTCTTTAAAGTAGAGAATAGTAAGCTATATGCTTATCATGGGGGACATTATGGATCAGTCAACCATGCAAGAAGTACAGTACAGAATCTTGGGTGTAATGTGATTTATGGGCATACTCATGATTGCCAACGAAGTGTAATGCAACACATTTCAGGCATACATATAGCACAAAGTATGGGGTGCTTGTGTAAGATGAAGAAAGACTTTTTAAAAGGTAGAAAGGTAAACTGGACTCACAATGTAGGAATTGTTGATTTCTTTACAGATGGGTGGTTTAACTTGATTACCTTAGACATACATAATGGAATGACAACTTGGAACAATAAGATTATAAAGGGGAACTAATGGATTTAGGCGAAGCAATAAAACGATTAAAAGAACTATCTGCTATACTACAAGCAAAAACTATATCAGATAGAGAAAAAGAATATTACCTACCTGAATTGTTTCGCCTGGTAGATAAAATAGAAGTTCCTCAACTAATAGGAGAATTAGAGAATGAGTACATATCTTGATACATATTGCACAATAGATGATATACAACTGGTAGCCCCATTTGTATTTGATTATGACAGGAAAAGAACAATCACAAACTGGGTAAGTCATAGTGGTAGTGGGAATGACGAGGTTTGGAAAGCAGGAAGTGTTGGTAAATTTACCATGCTTTTTGAAAATGACATTGAACAAACATTAGTAGCAGATATTCCAAGCATAGATGCAGATGGAAAATACTACTTTGATGAAGATGATGATGTTGTTTACTTCAGACCAAGCACAAATAGCAATCCCAATTACGATGTAACTATGACAGCTGGTAGGGATAATAAAACACTCTTTAATGAGTTTATATCGAGAAGTTCTGACTTTGTTCGTTCTTATATTAATAAACCAATCTACAAGAACAAGGGTGTCGGAACTGGGGATAGTTTAGGTAGGGATTATCCTGAAGTAATCGTTAGGGCTACTGCATTGTTAGCAGCATCTATGGCAATCTTACCATACGATGAACAACATGGACTACGATTACAAATCCAAGTATATGACACAGAAGGTGGAACTGGACTATTAGACCTAATTAGAAAAGGAGTAATCAGTTTAGATCAAGATGAAGATGGTAGAGATAAGATAGTAAAAGATGTATCGATTGATAGTGCTACTACAGGGGCTATTGTAGACACTTTTGGCTATCCAAGTGTGTCTTATGATAGAATCAAGGTTATCATTGAAACTGGAGGTACTTTCGCAGCAGGAACAACATCTACTGTAACCTATAAGACCTTTGTAGGTGATGATTCAGGATTAAAGATTAATGCTAACCAAGAAGCAGAAATTATTGATGGATCATTCCAACCAGTAGGACATGGAGTCTATGTACGATTCTCAACTGGTGTATATACTGCTAATGATGAATGGGAAGTAGAAGTAACTGGATTAGACCACACATCAGGTGGTGGAATTGAAACAATCCAACTTAAAAGGAGATAAAGATGCCTTATCATAAAGGAAAAAAGAAAAAGAAAAAGAAAAAAGGTAAGAAAAAATAGTGGCACATTTAGATAGAAAGAAAAAACTATTAAAACGATATGGCTTAAAAGCAGTCAATAGACCGAAGATGACACCAAGCCATAAGACGAAGAAAGCTGTTGTATTGACAGAAGTGGGGCATAAACTCAAACTGATTAGATTTGGTGCTAAAGGTATGGGACATAACTATTCTGCAGGTGCAAGAAAAGCATTTAAAGCAAGACATAGAAGAAACATAGCTAAGGGTAAATCAAGTGCTGCATATTGGGCAGATAAGTTCTTATGGAGTGCAGGTGGTAGAAAAAAGAATCCACCTAAATCACAAAAGAGGGTTTATGGCAAGAAAAAGTAATATAAACATTGTCAGAAGAAATGGTAAAAAGAAAACCAGACAAGGTATGAGTAAACGAACCAAGTATGGTACAAAAGCAAGTACAAAATATTATAAAAAAAGAAGTAGAGGACAAGGATAATGGCAAGAGTAGAATTTGAAAATATATTTAAAGGTAGAGTGATAGATAATATTCAAAAACTTATCAAACAAACTATTCCAGGTATCCCTTTGTATTATGATGAACACAAGGGACAAGAAAGTTTCTTGATCAGACCTATATCTGATACTTTTGTTGATTATGCAAGTAATGCACATATTAGAACTTATGTAACTGAAATAAGTTTTCAAGTTCATGCAGGTTCTGAATTTAATAGAGCCAATATTCAACGATTAACTGATAAAGCAGAACTTGTAAAAAGAATATTTTTTGATAATAGAGATTTAGAAGCATTAAATATCAATCAATGGTTTAATGGAAATGTATCTGAAATTATTTATGAAAAAGACGAAGAAGATACAGAAAGAGAACGATTTGTAATGACTTTTGAATGTAATGTAAATGAAGGGGTTTCATAATGAAATATAAACACATTAAAGGACTTCAACTGCAAAAACCATCTTACTTAGATACACCTAATCAGAAGATTAGAGAATTGTTAGAAGGTAAAGAAGTTGAATTAAGTGAAGAAAATGTGGCTGAATTTGAATCGTTAGGTGTTCAAGTCAAGCCAGTAGAAAACAAACCTAAAAAGAAAAAAGTTAAAAAAGAGGAGTAATAACAAATGGCTATAAGTTCCAAAGTCTATGGTAAAAGCCAATATGCCATAGGTATTAAACAAAAAGCAGTTACTGCATTTGAAGATGCAGCAGCTACTGACACAGCATATCAATTACTACCTGTAATCAATGTATCTGCCCCAGTCCTCAATCTTGTAGAATCAGGGGAGATACGAAGCAACAATGCAGGTATGATTGAAACTGACTTTGATCAGTTTAGAACAAGAAAAGGTGGATTTGTAACACTTGATTTTGAAGTTCCTGCAGAAAGAGCAGGATTATCAAGATTGTTGGCTAATGTATTACAAGACCATGTAGAATCAGGAAGTTCACCAAATTATGTACATACAATAGAATCGTCATCATCTGCACCACTTGCAAGACCTGATTTAAGTTCAAGTGCAAGTGCAGTAGGAGATGGTATACCGAGTTTATTTGATATAGCATTGTATGGACCTGCAACTGGAGAAGATAAACTAATTTCAAGTGCTACACTTCAATCATTAACAATGAATTTTGATATGACTGATGGTAGATTACTATTGAATGGTACTTTCTATTCAGGATTTGCAAGTTCAGATGGATTTAAAGTAGGACAAACATTAACTGGTGGTACAGTAGCTGGAACACCAAACTTAATGAGTGCTGCACCAACACAAATTGAATCATATTTTGATACGAAAAAATTTGATGTCAATGGATCAGTAACTGATGCTATTGTTACTGCAGTATCATTTACTTTTGAAAACAATGTTGCAAGAGTAGGTAGAGATGCAAATGGCGATGCAGAAGCTTATGCTTTTGGTGTCCCATCAGTAAACATCACAGGAGAGATTTCTTTCATGTATGATGGAAACTACAATGATAGTGCTGACAATGTATTACAGGATTTCTTAAGTGGAACTCCTGCTACATTAACACTACAACAAGGTGATGGTACAGTATCTACTGCAGGTGAAATGAATATTACTGCAGAAGTATATTCAACTGCTGTGAATTATGATCTAAATGCAGACACAGGTGCTATAATTACAATTCCATTTAAAGTTATTCAACCTACTACAACAGGTGGAGTACATAATGGAACAGCATTTAAGTTTGAATTTAGTGATGGTATAAGTAACACAAGTTGGTAAAGGAGTAAAACATGAAGGTTAAAATGTTCGATAAAGAGTGGGAAGTGAAGAATCCTACTTACAAAGAAAAACGAGAACTACAAAAATTAAGAATGATGGCTTTAGATTCTACTGGTAAAGTAGATACCGAAAAGTTCTATGATTGTCTTGAATTTGTAGAAAAGATAAGTGGCTTATCAGAAAGTGATTATGTTGCTAAAGATAAGCCCTTAACAATGGGTGAGGTAGATGCTTTGCTTTCGAAATGTCTAAGTGAATTTTTAGATGTTTCAAAAAAAGGCTAATGGCTTTGTCGTCGTATGTGTGGTTTAGCCACTATGGTTATCCACACTTCGACAAAGAGTTTCCTTATAAAAGACAAAGTCCAATCACTAATAAAGTAAAGACATATAAGGATCAGAAAGATGTATTATTGGAAATTGATAGAGTGTTTGACAAATTCAAAGATTCTAAATTTTCTATGGGTAGAAACCTATATTTTATATTACCTCTTTTTTGCAATCCAAAATGTCTTTACCATGATTGGATAGGGGAAACCATTAAAGAATATAAGATGAGTAAAAATCTGAATATTCCGATAGCAAGAAGTCTAGATGAAGCAGATTCATTTATTGTAGATAATTTTTTAATTATAGATAACGAACTAAACTCCATAAGAGAGTATGAGGTAGAAAAGAATGGCAGATAAAAAAATAAGATTATTAGTTCAAGCCGAAGTTAAAAAAGCTGTTCAAGCACTTAACAAAGTAGAAAAAGAACAAAAAGATATAAAGAAGCAAAACGATGGATTAAAGAAAAGTTTTGCAGGTTTAGGTGGGGCTATTGTAAGTGCTTTTGCAGTTCAAGCACTAGCAAATTATTCAAAAGAATCGTTAGTATTAAAAGCAAGAGCCGATTCTTTAACAAAAGCATTTACAAATCTTGGTAAAGGAATTGGACTAAATGAACAATCTTTAGAAAAATTTAGAAAAGCAACCAATGGCACAGTATCTGATATAGATTTAATGGTTCAAGCAAATAATGCTATGTTGCTTGGTATCGTTCAAAATGAAAATGAATTTGCAGAATTAATTGATTCGGCACAAAGACTTGCTAAGGCAGTAGGTAAAGACACCTTATTTGGTATTGAAAGTTTAACAACTGGTATTGGTCGTCAATCAAGACTTATGTTAGATAATCTTGGTATTATTGTCAAAGCAGAAGATGCTTATAAAGCGATGGCATTAGCTACTGGGAAATCAGTTGCATCTTTAACTGACTTAGAAAGAAAACAAGCATTTATTACTGCTACTATGGAGTCGGTAAGAAGTAAAGTTGCTAATCTTGGAGAAGAATCGTTAGATACTAATGATTCTATTGCACAATTAGATGTTGCTATAGAAAATTTACAAATTGCTTTTGGTGAATTTATGGAAGGTCCTGGTATTTCTTTTATAAACTTTTTAACAGATGGTATATCAGGTTTACAAATTATGTCAGAAAATATTCCTGGTGTTATAGAAGGAATTAAAGGATTTCCTACAAAACTTCAAGAAGCATTTGACTCCATTGGGGAAGAACAAAAAATTAAAATTACTTATGATACCTTTGTCGGTCCAATGCAACCATCGGAATTTTCCCCTGATAATGTTTCTCCATTTCAAGCATTAATACCTGATGAAGATGAGTTTTTACCTGATATGAAAATAGTAGAAGAAACTTATGATGAAATTGATAGAATTATAGGAAAACACGAAGAAGGAAGAAAGAAAAGCATTGAATTTATAAAAAAACTTGAAGCTGATGCACACAAAGAAAGAATACAAAATAATTTACAATCTGCAATCTTACAAGGACAATCTGCTAAAGAAGCAGGTATATCAGTAGTAAAAGCAGAAGTGGCTGAAGCACAAGCAGGATTAATTTCAAGTATTATGAAATCATTGCCATTCCCTATTAATCTTGCAGTAGCTGCAGGGGCAGGTGGAATGATTGGTAAAGTAACAGATTCTTTATTTTCCTCTTTTGCAACAGGTGGTAGTTTTGTAACTAAAGGCAGAACTACCTTACCTATTGGAAATGGAGTAGTAGTAGGAGATAATGCAAGTGGTATGGAACGAATTGATGTAACACCATTACCAAGTCCTACAAGTAGTGGAAACAACATCACAATAAATATATCTGCACCATTAGTAGATGAAACAGTAGTAGATCATATTATTCCTGCTATTAGGAGAGCAGAAAAATTAAACTTATGAGCAATGTAACAAAATCAACTGCTTTTGCATACATACCTAAAAAACTATTTGGTATGAAAAAGAAAAGCATAAAACAAAAACTAAAAAAACCAAAACTAAAATTAAGGAGATATTAAAGTGGAAGTAAGTAAAGGAACTAAATTTACATTCAGTATTGAAACACTTATCAGTATTGCTGTAACAATATTTATGGTAGTAGGTCTATGGTTTAATCTTCAAGCAGATATAGAGGAAGCTAAACAATTACCTGAACCACCAATCAGTAGAACAGAATATGATTTAAAGGATCAAATGATTCGTAATTCAATTTTAAATACTGAAGAAAAAGTAGAGAAATTAGAAGATAAAGTAGATGACATTAAAGAGGATACAAGAAGTATCAATGAAACCCTACTTAATATGAATAACAATTAGGATATGAATTATGAAAAAATTGATAAATATGTGGCTATTGGTGCTTGGATTATTTACTTCATCGCTATACTCACAATCAGCATCTTTGGATAGTTTTCAAGATATTCAATTAATGAAGAATGAGTTTTGTGCAGTCATAGAAGTGAATGCTTCTTGGAATTGGGCTAACAAAATACCATTAGAGAAATTACAGAATTGCTATACTGGATATGTAGATATTGCCAATAAAGACATTGGTGCAGTCATACAAAAAGAATGGGACATAAGAGTAGTACCTACTATTATTATCTTTGAGTATGGAGTAGAGGTCAAACGATTTGAAGCAGACTTATCTATGAAATTTAGAGAAGAAGAAATCTTAAATAAAATAAGACAAGAGATTATTAGATAATGGCAAAACATTATACCAAACCTAAGCTAAGAGAACGAATTAAAAATCGTATCATGAGAGGTAATAAAGGTGGTAGACCAGGACAATGGTCTGCAAGAAAATCTCAACTTCTTGCCAAAGCTTATAAAAAAGCAGGTGGTGGATATAGAGGTGGTAAAACTAAAGCAGCTAAATCTCTTTCAAGGTGGACTAAACAAAAATGGACTACCAAGTCAGGAAAGAAATCATCAAAGACTGGTGAAAGATATCTACCTGAAAGACTAATTAAGTCTATGAGTTCATCACAATATGCTTATGAAACAAGAAAGAAAAGAGCAGCAACAAAAAAGGGAAAACAATCAGCAAGTTATTCCAAGAAAACTACGAAACGAATTAGGAGATATACATGAGTTTTGTTAATTCAAACTATGAATCAAAGCTATCACCAACCATGACTGAAAACTGGTTAGTGCAGATATTTAAAAATAATAATGCGAGTATCTTAACAACTAATACCCCTGATTTAACATTTAGTTTTTCTGCTACTACCTATAATAGCATAAACTATTATCCTGCGATCCTCAACAAGCCAAGCATATCTTATTCACTTGATCTAAAAGGGTTTACCACTAAAACTGGTAATATTACCTTAAACATAGCCAATATAGATTTAGATGGAACGACCTTATTAGAATTATTAGGAAATGAATATATTAATGGTCATGTAAATGTATTATCTCAAATAGATGGAGATGATACTGCTAATAATGCTTTACAAATCTTTAGTGGTAAAGTATCAAGTTTTGGTTATAGAAATAATACGATTGTATTGAATGTCATATCTAACAGACCATTCCAGAATGTGTCTATCCCACAAGGCAGAAGTGTAAATGCAGACAATCCTCAATACAATAATAAGATAGTCCCTTTGGTTTATGGGGACTATACTGCTAATACTGAATTTGTCAATGGTCAAGATGTCTATGCTTGTCCTTTTCTTAAAAATGATGGTAAAGATTTTATGTACATTATTCCTGAAGGTACAAGTGGTTCAGATAAATTAGAGTTTTATGATAAGGGGATGAAGCGATTTGTAGAATTAATCAATACTGAACCTACCATAGCAACAGTAGATAGTGTCAAAGTCTTAAAAGTACCAACATTAATGACAAGACAATTTAAGATGTTGCCTGATGATGTAACTGCAACTATTGTTGGAAGTGGTGTAAGTTTAACTTCAGGAAGTCTTGATAATGCTTATAATGGCAATACAGGTAACAATGCTACCTATGCTAATACAGCAGGTTTTGGAAGTGAATCAAAAGGAGTAGTGTTTAAATTAGAAATGCCACAAGTAACTGGTAAAATTACTGCAATCACATTAGGGTTGTCAGGTACATATAGTCAAACCATAACTGGTAGTCCAAGTGGAACTGATGGGGCATTCTTTAATTTATCAGATGCACTAAGTGGAAGTTTTGGTTCATCAAGTGGAGATATAGAATTGGTAGGAACTTCTTCAAGTGGTGATAAGGTAGATAGAAGTGATGTAGCTTTACCATCATCAACAGATATTGCAAGCATATTAGAAAATAATGCCTTACCTGATGAATTATATTTGAGTTTTAGATTTAATGCAGAAGGTGATGATGTAGATTATAGCAATTTTGAATTAGTATTAAGTAATATGTTTTTAACTATTACTGCAACCAATGATTTAGCTAATGAACCTATTGCATCACAAGAATTTAATGCAGGGATTGAAAAAGTATATTTAGGTAGAGATATTGTAACACCTGGATTTACAGAACATACTACTGCAACGACTATTGGAGATTTAGATAATCCAGTAGCAATCCATAGAGAATTATTACATAGCATAATCAATATAACTGATTTTACTGGAGATACTGATATTGAAAATTCAGGATTTAAAACAGTAGCAGAACTAAGAGATTCTACTACAACATCTCCAACATCAACACATTGGAAAACACGATTAGCTTTAGATGAAAAAGAATCCTTAGAAAGTATTATGGAACAATTACAATATGAGGGTTGTTTCTTTTTTGAGTTTAGTCCACAAGCACAACAAACTGCAATAAGTGGTGTATCAGGATTACGATACTTTACTATAGAAGATAGTGTTACTGCTAATGTTGATTTAAGTCAAAACGATATAAGTGGATATGAATTGGGTATTACTTCGGCACAAGACTTAGAAACCAGGTTATTAATTAATTACAAAAAACACCCTGCAGAAAATGAATATATACTACAAGATACTTTTCAGGCATCTACTCATACTACTATTTTTGGTGATGCAGATATTCAAAAACAAGAAGTCAATCTTGATTTAGTATATGATGCAGTAGCAGATGTGGTAGGATCAAGAAATTCCAGTTGGATTAACTTTAGAGAAAGTATTTTTGGGGATTATAAAACTACAGTAAATGCAACTTTAGTAAATCCTGAAAAATATGGAATGCTACAAGTTGGAGATTACATAGACTTTGGAGAGATTACCTTTGAAGAACTTGGAAGTCCATTTAATGAGATATCAGACACCTTTGATAGTTTTGTTGCTATGCCTACAAGATTATTTAAAGATGCTTGGTCAGGGAAAAAATTTATAATAACAAATCTGAAACGACAGGTAGGGAAAGTTTCAGTACAATGTAGAGAGGTTTAAATGTCGTACTTTATTTATGATTCAATTAATCAATATAGAAGTGATAACACAATCACAGAAGGACAAATGACAGATAGTGGCACACCAACATTTTCTGCATCAAATACTTTGACTTCGCATGAAAGAAGTTCAGATCAAAATATTGGTACTGTACTTTCAGGAGTGGCAGATAGGGATGCAATAGAATATGCAGTTGGTAGTAGTGCAACAGCAGATGCTGCAGCAGTATATTTTACTGGAGATGATGGAGTGTCAAGTGGAACTATTATGACATTCTTTATAGATACTGATAGAGCAAGTTTACCAAGCAAAGGAACTATATCAGCAGTAAGTGGTGCAGGGTGGGCAGTAACAGATTTAACTGAAACTACTGGAACAAAATTCTTTACTGAATTTAATGGATCAGTATCCAATGTATCAGAAATCCTCATTGGTAAAAAATTAAACTTTGAAGTAGAACCTGATGTCAATGTTCAATCATCTATTAATTATGAAAATGAAGTTCAAAGAAGTTTAGGTGGTGTAGAGTATGCTATTAATGTAAATCCAGGACAAGAAGTATTTACTATATCATTTCAAAACATATCAAGCACATTTAAATCTGATTTAATTACTATGCAAGATGCAAATAAAGCTAATGCAAAAAAGATGGTTTGGTTTGATGGGACAAATCATCATTGGGTTAGACTTGAAGCTATGCAATTTACTGAAATCGCAGATGGTCGCTTTTCCACACAATTAAAAATGACACAGCAAATCCAATAAATACAAGACTTTTATACTGAAAGGTATATAATCACCCCATAAACAAGGAAGCCCATTAATTTGGGCTTTTTTGTATCTAAAATAAACAACCCTTCAAATTGTGGATAACTATATAATATTTGTGGATAACTAACCCTTACCATAACCCTTACCCTAAGGGTGCAAAAAGAAACAAAAGACAAAGACTAATATAAAGTTAAAGCATAAGAAGAATCAGAAGAATAAAAAGAATTAGCAAAATAAGTATTGACAAGTTCCATATTAATCATTATTCTTGTAGAGTTAGTTAAACAAAGGAGAATAAAATGATCGTAGAAATAATCGCATATTCAGTATTTACAATATTTTTTTGGGAAATGTTTAAAAAGGTGGTACAAGAATGGATACAGTAATTAAATTTAATTTTAAAGAATTAGAATTGTTAATTGAAGTAATGGAAAGAAATCGAATTGACAATGATGATGAAAACAAGTTAAGGCATGAACTACGACAAATTCGTAAGAATGCAGAAATTAAGAAAAATACAGATACAGAAGTATTGGCTAATAAGCCATCAGAAGAAGTGAGATTAAACCCTTCTATGAGTACAGCTGTAGATGAAATAGAATAAGGAGAAAATATGGCTTTTGTAAATTTAAAAGACCTAAAAGCAAATGTAGGTGGTCAGTTGAGATTGACTTTAAACTCAGCAGGTGTCTATGAAGAAAAAGAATGGCAAGGTAAGAAGTTTAATACCTTTAAATACGAAGTGATCCAAGATGGCACAATAAGCACATTAGATGCGACAGATAGTCTTCATAGGAAATTGATGAATATATCAAAAGGAAATGACTTCCTATTAAGTTGGGAACAATTCACTACTGATTCAGGCGAACTTAGAAATTATTGGAAGGTTGAACCAACTGATAAGAGTTCTGCTAATCCAGTATTTGAGAATGTAAAGAAAAGCATCAATGAGTTTGACCAAAAACTACAAGCAGATAAAGCAGTAAAACAAGCAGTAGAAACTACTAATCAAGCATATAGCAATCCTGCAAGAATGGGTATGATTTTTAATAATACTGTTAAATTGTATATTGCCAATGATATGACTTGGACTACTGATGAGTTTGTAAACAACTTTAAAAGAGTTGAAGCTTGGGTAGAAGCTTGTGAAAATCCTAAAGCGATACCACAAGCAAGTAAACCTAATGAACCAGTTGCTCAAGAGTCGGTAGAAATCAAAGCAGACGATTTACCATTTTAATGAGTAACGAAAATACAATAATAATGCTCTTATTAGTGATTGTTTGGTTGATAGTTGCATTATTTGGAATTATGTTTGTGGGGTTAATTATAATGTAGAAACTGGGGCAGCTACTTCTTATTCCTTTGTTTAATTAACATGATCAAATCGAATAGTAGCTGTCCCTTTCTCCTGAAGAAATTATGAAAACTTTAGAATTATTTGCAGGTAGTAGAAGTTTTAGCAAGGTTGCTGAAAAGCATGGTTTTAAAACCTATACTACTGACAATCAAGACTTTGATAATATAGATCAAGTGTGCGATATATTTGATTTTGATATTGATAAAGCCATTGAATCACTTGGTGGTAAACCTAATGTAATATGGGCAAGTCCACCATGTACCACATTCTCCATTGCAAGTTGTGGCTATCATTGGAATAAAGATAGAACACCTAAAACCGAAAGATGTAAAGAAGGCATTAAGATTATACAGAAAACCATAGAAATTATAAAAGAAGTAAAACCAATGTTTTATTTTATTGAAAATCCAAGAGGGTTGTTAAGAAAGCAAGAAATGATGAATGAGTTTCCAAGATATACAATAACTTATTGTTCTTATGGAGATATGAGAATGAAGCCAACTGATATTTGGACTAATTTAAAATGGAATCCAAGAACAATGTGTAAAAATGGTAATAGGGAATGTCATCATCAACCAGCACCAAGAGGTAGTAGTACAGGAACACAAGGATTGAAGGGTGCTTATGAAAGAAGTCAAATACCTTCAGATTTATTTGAAGAATTATTTCAACAAATGGGCAAGGCACAATTAAATGCTTTATTGCAACTATTTGTCGAAGAAAAGGAGAAAAATGCCTAAACTAAAAATATTCCCAAGCGACTCTATATGGAGTAAATACATTAGAACAAGAGATAATTGGACTTGTCAAAGATGTGATAAGAAATATGCACCACCTACTTCTGCTTTACATTGTTCACACTTTTGGAGTAGAGGATCATGGAGTGTAAGATTTGATGAAGATAATTGTCAAGCATTATGTTATGGCTGTCATAGTTATTTAGGTGGTAATCCACAAGAACATAGAGAATTTATATTGAATAAATTAGGACAAGAAAGATTTGATGCCTTACAGAAAAGAAGAAATACTGCATTAAAATCAGGACAAAAGAAATACTTATTATCAAAAGAATTTAGAAAAGAAGTAGAATTAATGTTAGATAACTTAAATCTTAAAAAGTCAGAAGATTTTTATGACTATATTGATTAGGAGAAAAAAGGAGAATAAAATGAATAAAGAAAAAGACACCAAAGAAGTAGATCAAAACGAAGATATAATATATCTATCAAGTTGTTGTGGTTGGGAAGCACAAGGACACATACACATTGATGGCGAAGGCGAAAACATAGAAGCTATGGCTATGTGTAGTAAGTGTTATGAAAATACTGAATTTTATGGTGAGGTACAATAATGGCTAAATCACACCCAACTTATAATGTGTTTGGTAAGCACATGGGAACAATACAAGAAAGATGTAAAAATGCAAATATACCTGATGCTTGGAGTGAAGAAGGAATAGCAGAAAGAGAAGCTTTTGCAAAACAATTTGGAAGGGCATGGTATTTATTTCAAGGTAAAGAAATGAGATATAACAGAAAAAAGACTTGGTTAGAACAATTTCATGTTGAAGATACAAGACGACCAAGAGGAAAGGGGTTAAGAAAAAAATGATAGATATAATAGTTACTTTAGGTGTGCTTTATGGCTGCTACAAATTGTTTCCAAAAGTATACAAAGAAATACACAAATTAGATTAATTAATAAGGAGAATAAAGTATGGCACATACAATTTATAGGAATAAGGAAAAAAAGAGATTGAAAAGTGTTACCACTATAATCAATGGTAATCTTGGTTGGAAAACTGGGGCTTTAATTGGTTGGAATCTTAAACTGGTAGATCAAGGATTAAACCCAAGAGCAGAACTTAAAAAAGCAGGACAAATTGGTACACTTGCACATAACATGGTAGAACAGTTTATATGTGGTGGTGCAGTAAATTTAGATGGAATTGAACCTGAAGTAATATCAAAAGCCAAGACAGCTTATTATGGTTTCTATAATTGGTTTGCTGATAATAATGTAGAGTTTTATGAAACAGAACTTAAATTAGTATCAGAACAATATCAATTCGGTGGCACATTTGATGCGATATGCGAAGTTAATGGTAAGTTAGTTATTTGTGATTGGAAAACATCTAATAATGCTTATTCAGAATTTCTAATACAATTAGGTGCTTATAGACAACTGATCCAAGAAAATCTTGACCACGACATAAGAGGTGCAATACTTCTTAGATTGGATAAAGAAGAAAAAGGAGTCTATGAAGAACACCATTATAAGATTAAAGACTTGAACTGGGGTTGGAAGATGTTTAAGTTATTATTAAAAATACAGGAGAATAAAAGATAATGAGAAAACGATTTTTAGATGCTGACATTAACTCAAAGACTTTTTTTAGAAAGTTGTCAGTTCACGAAAAAGTGCTTTGGTATTACATAAGTACAAGTTGTTCACACGATGGTTTCTTTGAATACGACAAAGAAAGTATTGCATTCTATTGTAATGGACATGATGGAGAAATACCTGAAGTAATTAAAGAAAAGATGGGTATGATTCAAGTAGATGACACACAATATCTTCTTGTTAATTGGATTAAGTTCCAGTACAAAGAACTAAAAGAAAATGTAGCAACTCACAAACGAATCATTGAACGACTTAGAAGAAAAGGATTAGATCAACATTTCCCCGAACTACAAGAGAACTTTTAGTGGACACCAAAGAACTAAACAGCATCTTAGTATATTGTAAAGTAAATAATATTTATGAAATTCAATATGTAGAATCTTCAGGTAGAGTTTCATCAGACCTACAAGACATGATGGAATTGTATTGCTTTAAGTACAACAAGTACATACCAGTAAAAGATATAATAAAAACAGCCAAAGAACATGGCTACAACAAGGATTTGGGATAAAGATAATGAACATATATTGGCATTTAGAAGGAGTGTCGCAGGTAACCAATCCTGTCTACCTTTGGTCAAATATATGCTTTCGATTCTTATTGGTCTGGCGACATATCCCAAAAAAATTAATATGAAAAACAATATCGAAAACACAGCAAGATCATATCAAGACCTAATAGATGAAGTAGAAAAAGAACAAGCAAAAATGCTGAAAGAATTAAAGTATGTTCTAACTGGAGTAGTAGGGGGAAGGGAACTATCGGAACAAGAGTTTCAATGCTTCTATGAAAGGGCAGTAAACAAATACCCTTTTGCAGATATAGCATTCAATTTAAGAATATCAGAATCGGCTTGTAAGACTTACTATAATCGAGCATTAAAAAAGCTATCTAAACAAGCCACTTTGATAACTCACCTATTAAGAAGAAAATGAATAAGTTAGATAAAGCATATAATCAACTAAAAGAACTATCTAATAATTCAGATTACCACCATTACCTACATAACAAGTATTATTCTTATAAACAGCAACTAAAGACCATTAATAATAAACTGGATAAAGAAATGGCACATATCCAGGACAACAGAACACCTGAACAACACTTTATGGATATATGCAGGGGTTGGTTGGTAGAGGATGTATTTACTTATCTATTCTCATTGCCACCATACAAAGAATTAACTTCGACCTTTGATAACCATGATCAAGATAGAATTATAAGAGTAATGAGAAGGGAGATAACTGCAGCACCTGACTTCAAAGTAACTTATAGGAACAAAACCATAAAGATAGAAGTACAATCCTTATTTGCTGATATACCCTTTTTCCACATCAAAGAACATAAAGCCAAAAAGCTAACCCATAGAAATAGTTTCCTGATCCAATTCAATATCCCACATAGGCAGATAGTAGTCTTTGAGCCACATCAAATAGAATTAGGCACATATAGACTAATAGAGGACTTTAGTACCGATACCATAAAGAAGTATGGATATAAATATATCATAGATGACTTACCTGAAGAAATGATAGTATCAAACTTCGTCGATAAATTGCCTAAAAAAATAATTTCCTTATTTTCTTGACATTTGTTTTAGAACTCCATATACTATAGTGTTAATTAAACAATTTGAAAAAAAATAAAAAAAAATATTGACATTTGTTTTAGAGTCTAATAGATTGAATTGTTAATTAAACAAAGTTATTTAAAAATTTGGAAATCATAAAAAACTATTCAAAGGTAGTTTGAGTTGTAAATGATGTTGAAGGGACAAGACATATGCATTAGTTAGGGATTCCCAATAAACTTACATTAACGACCTGTACTAAAGTTTTACGAATCTTTGAAATTCGGTTAGATGATATAACGAAGGACTCCGAGAATTTTGGCTGAAAGAATGATGATTATAATTGACTTAGGAGAGAAACCAAAGAGATTGTAGTTAGATTTTAAGTAGGTGATTCCATCGGCTACAAGGGCTGCAAATATAAGTCTTCGGACTGAGATGGATTAGCAATGTGAAGTTATTGAACGATTAAACGATAGGCAAATAGGTAAGAACATTACAACTATGATTTCCAAAAGAATTATTTGAAAATTTAAAAATTACTGATGAACATAGGGACTTTTGTAAGCTTGGCTTTATAACCCAAGAAACGATAGAGAGTCAATGTAATGTTGACAATTTACAATAACCTCCAGGATGGTGCTTTGTAAACTCTAAAGGGCTTGATTCAGTAATGATTTGAAAGGTGAATGTCTTGCTAACACGAACCAATCAATCCAAATACCCCCTGAAACATGGGGGTTTTTTGTATCTAAAATTATTTTACAAAAAGTATTGACATTGATCTTAGAAATCATTATTCTATAGTGTTAATTAAATAAAGGAGAATAAAATGAAACAAAAAAACTTAGAATTTAACAAAATAGAGCTAAATTTTATAAGACAGGAAATACAATACGAAGCTAATAAATTTTTAGATAAAGGAAAAGATGTGCCTGAATTTTTAAATGGCATATTGAAAAAATGTGAAATACAAAAAGATTTATTAGTAGACAAACAAATTACCGAGTTTGAAGCAGACTTAGAACAATATACTATAAAGAATAAAATGTAATACCTCTTAATATCAGTTAAGTGCAGAAAGCCCCTCAATCGAGGGGTTTTTTGTAGTCCTCAAAAAAAAATCTTTCTCAACAATATCAACACTTACAAGCATTTAGAACTCTTAGATAAGGGTTTCTTGTAGTCTTTTCCCCTATATAGTAGAAGGGTAACACCTTCCCTTTCGTTTTAATAACGAACACATAACCTTCAAATAGTGGGGTGATTAGTTTGGCTGCAGCTAAAACAACAAAGATAGTCCCTGAAAAACAGGGGAACAACAGCGAAGTAGGATATAAGAAGCCACCTGTTGGGAAAAGATGGAAAAAAGGACAATCAGGAAACCCTAAAGGGCGACCTAAATCTGGTTTTGCCTTAAACGAATATATCACCGATTTAGCTAATGTAGAATTAGAAGATAAAAAGACTATGTTAGAAGCTGTTGTAGGTAAAGTATATGAAGAAGCATTAGATGGTAATATGACTGCCATTAACTTTTTAGCAGATAGAATCTTGGGTAAACCAAGTCAAAGCATAGGGATCAAAGATGTTTCAGATGAACCAATTAAGGTATTTGATATAGATGGACTGGACGATTGATGCCACAAGGAAATCAATCCTTAAAGACGATACACGATACAAAATCTTATCCTGTGGTAGAAGGTGGGGGAAGTCTTACTTCTCTATTTTATTTTTATTGTCTAAGCCTTTTAAAGCTAACGAGAGAAGGTGGATTGTTTTTCCAACATATAGACAAGCTAAGATGGTATCTTGGTCAATACTCAAGGACATCTTTTCACATAAAGAAGTCAGTATCAATGAAACTGAATTATCTATTACACTTGACAATGGTGCAAAAGTTGAACTTAAAGGGGCAGACAAACCTGACTCACTTAGAGGAGTATCTACAACAATGGTAGTGCTTGATGAGTACAGTTATATGAAAGAGAATGTGTGGGGAGAGATTATACAGCCGACTTTAGCAGAAACTAAAGGTTCGGCTTTATTTGTAGGAACTCCAACTGGAGTACAAAACCACTTTTATGATCTATTTGTTAAGGGACAATCTAAGAATAGTGATTATAAGTCCTGGCAGTTTACCACATTAGAAGGTGGCTTTATTTCTGAATCAGAGGTAGAGAATGCCAAAAAGAATTTAGATAAGAGAACTTTTGAGCAAGAATATCTTGCAAGTTTTCTTACTGCTGCAAATAGAGCAGCATACAATTTTAGTAGAGATATTCATTGTAGAGTAATGGAGAAGTCCCCAAGAATGTTCTGGGGAATTGACTTTGGGGTAGCATCTTATATGACTGCTTTATTAATGTGTGAAAATACTGCAGGAGAATTATATGTATTTGATGAGATTGGATTACAGAACTCTAACACCTTTGAATTGGCTAAGCTAATGCAGTTAAAAGGTCGAGGATTACCAGTATATCCTGATCCAGCAGGAAAGGCAAGAACCAGTAATAGCACCAAGTCTGACCATAAGATATTACAAGAAGCTGGGTTTACAGTTATAGCTAAGAAAGCTAATCCAACTCAAAAGGATAGACTAAATGCTTTAAATAAGATGTTAGAAGATGCTACTGGTAAGCATAGACTATTTATTAATCCTAAGTGTAAGAACACGATTAGAGATTTAGAACTATGTACTATGGAGAATGGGCAAATATTAAAGACTGAAACTTTATCTCACTTCTTAGATGCTTTATGTTATCCAGTTGATTACAGATATGGATTCAAAGGACAAGCAAAGGCAATAGAATGGTAGAGTTTTTATTAGGACTATGTGTTGGAATTATAGGTAGCATGATAAGTGCTATGGTATGGGGATACCGATTAAGTGTAAAAGAAGAAGAACTAAGTAGGGAAATGATAAAGGATTTCCAGGATAAGTTCTTAGAAACTGAAGAACAAAAATTTTATAAAAGGTATGAAACATGATAATTTATAATTTGACAGAAAAGATGTTGTATGATCTATTAATGGATACAATAGAAGAAGGAATGGAAAAAGAGCATAGTGAAAGAGAAAGACTCTTAGACTATTTTGAGGGCTTAAACTTAGAGAATGATATTAAACAATTCTTTGATAGTGAATCCTTATCACAAATTCCACCAATGTACATTAATCTTGTAAGAAACATTATTAGTCGTAGAGCATTGGTATATCAACAAGCACCAGTAAGATTTAATGAGAAGTACACAGATGTGATTGGCGATTTTGATTCGTTTATGAAACAATTTGAACAACTTACTTATCTATTAGGTACAGAAGCTTTATATACTCATTGGGACGATAATCAAAAGAAACTAAAGTATAGACCGATCCACTTCTTTACACCATTCTTTAAACCAAACGAAGATGAACCTTTTGCTATTATGTATCAAGCAGAATCACAATTACAAGCAAGAACAGAAGATGCTCAATATATGTTCTGGTCAAAAGACACCGATGATATGGAAGGCAAACACTTTATGATAAGCAGTAGAGGTAAGATTACTTCTATTGTTCCTGACGATAGAAACCCTTATGGAGATGTCTTACCATTTAACATAGCACATAGACACCCATTCACAAGAGATTTCTTTAGAGAAGGGGCATCAGACTTAGTAGATGGTATGAGAAGTATCAATATTATGCTAACTGAACTTGCTTTACATGGAAGATTCCAATTAGGACAACCAGTCTTTACAGGATTAGATACTGAACAACGAATCTCAATGGGGCAAGATAAAGCTTTAGTATTGCCTGAAGGTGCTAACTTCCAATATGCAACACCAAATGCAAATGTTCAAGCAATGATTGAATCTACAAAGTATATGGTAGATAGTATTGCACAAGCAAACAATGTACGAATCAACTGGGCTGATAAGAGCCAGGAAAGTGGATTAAGTAAAAAAATGAGTCAGCTTGACTTAATGGATGCTCTAAGATCAGATACCGAACAAATCTACAGACCATTTGAGAAAGAACAATTTAGAATTGCTAAAAGAATATGTGAAGTATCAGGTGGTATTAATCTTGGGGATCAATTCAGTATAGACTTTGCTGAAAGAGAAGTGCCTATGAGTGCCGATGAAGAAATCAAATACTATTCTTGGGCATTCCAGAACGATTTAGAAACAAGACAATCTTATTTAAGAAAGAAGAATCCTGACTTCAAGGAAGAAGAAATACAAGCTATTGTGGAACAGATAGATGCTGAACAACCACAAGAAGCAGACGAAACACAATCTATCATTGATAGAATAGGTGAACAAGTTGGCTAATTTAGATTTCTACAACAAAGAAATAGAGAATATCCAACAACAGTTAATTGACAAATTGGATAACCTGGTAGTAGGTTTAGGTAGAGTAACTGATACTGAACTGATGCAGATTGCTAAGCAGATAGACTTCTTTGCAGAAATGGAAACATTAGGGTTTACTAAGCTAATGAATAGAGTAGGTAAAACCTTTGATGATGAGATAGCAAGAGTATTTGCAGAACTATCTAAACGAGAGTTAGGGCAAGTATCTGCAGCAAGTATCGATGCTTTAAGAGAGTTGAAGAACTTTGAAATGACTTATTTGACAAATGGAGTAAGGCAGTATTCAGATCAACTAAAGACTGCAATGCTAAGAGGAATTATAACTGGTGAGAGCAATATTCAGATAATGAATAACATTAATAGCACCTTTGGTGTAGGAACTTATATTAGCTCAAGTGAAACTTCTTTTTTGATTAATGATGCTTTTTCACGATTCAGTAATACAACAAGAGCAAAGGCATTTGAGGAGTTTCCTGAAGTAAAGTTTCAATACATTGGAACAAGTGATAATAAGACAAGAGAAGTATGCCAAAGAGCATTACAAGAACCACCTCTTACAAGAAAAGAAATAGATGCTTTAGGATATGTAGACTTTGCTAATAGAGGTGGATATAACTGCAGACATGATTGGGTAAGAGTATGAGATTAGACCAAGTAGTCAAACCTAATTCTAAAGTGATGACTAAGTTAGCACAAGATGCTATTGATAAAATTACCTTAGATGCAAGTAAAGGGAAGTTTCAGAATGACAGAAGTGGATACTCCTATAAAAGCGATACTTATAGAAAGTATAAAGCTAATAGTATGCGAGGGGTTAGAACTGGGAAAAAGCTTAAAGCATTTGCTAATCAATCTACTGACACCCAAACTTCTTTTGTTAATATGAAACTAACTGGTAGAACCCTAAGAGGTATGAGAGGATCAGGAAAGACTGATACTGCAATCATTACTTATGATAGAGGGGAAATAGTATTAGGCAATCAGAAAAGAGGATATGACATCTATGATTTGTCTAACAAGAACAAAGAATTTATAGCCGAGAGATTCGGCAAAGAACTTTTGGATAGAAACATTAAAAAGTATGTATCCAAAACAACGATAATAAAA